ATCCTCGCCTCCCCTCTTTACTGCGTCTACCAGAACCCGGACGCCGGCCGCCAGCTCCCTACAGAGCTCCCTTTGCTCGCCTTTGACGCGCAGCACTGGAGCGAACCTTTGAAGACCTGAGACCAGCCATGCCAGCAATACCCAAGACACCGCCTGTCTCAATTGAAATCCGGGACGGCAAGCAACGCGAGATCATGGAAGTCATCGTCCGAGGAAATCCGGACGGGACGTTCTGTGACATCGACCAGATCATCGAGAAGCTCAGTTACTCGCCATCGAAGGCGTCTTTTCAGTTTTCACTCCGGTGCATTCTCCGGAAAAAGCTCGTCGAGAAGGAAGAGGAACTGAGGTTCCGAGACGGTGCAAGACGCCGTGTAATCAAGCCGACGTTGGTCGGATATCGCCTCTTGCGAGGCACATAGGCAAAATGCCTAGAATGTTTGCACCCCCTCTCCTTATATATAATATATAAGATATATCTATCAGCTGTGAGTTATAAACACTTTTAGCTTAGAAGATAGAGAAGCGCGGTTGTAAACATTTTAGGCACTGAGCCTAAGTCAGGAGTGACTTATGTCAGAGCTACCGGGAACCGAACCCCTTCCGGAAAAGAAACCAGTCAAGAAGCTCTCCCCTGCGGAGTGGGAGCAGGTCGTTGTCTTGTGGGAGTTGGGGAAGTCTACCCTGGCGGAACTCTCCAACCTCTTCGGAATTTCCAAGGTCGCGCTCAACAAGGGTTTGAAGAACCGCGGCTCCGTCAAGGGGATCCGTTCTCATGAGATCGGAACCTCTGCGCTCGAAGCAGCCAAGTCGGACGTTCAGAAGAACCTCGAACGTGTTGCCTCAATGAAAGAGCGATACCTCGGATATTCCGACCTGCTGGCCAAACTCACGATGCGGGAGATTACCGAGGCAGTCCGGGACAAGATCCCGCTCGCCAACAAGCGCAATGACATCCAGACGCTCCAGCGCGCAGCCTCAGTCATGGCCACGCTCCGGAATGAGAACTTCCACCTCTTCGGCCTCTACGACGAAGACACCATCAAGGACGAACTGCCGGAGATCGGCATCACCGAATACAGCGCCGACGAGATCAGCAAAATCCAGCGCGGCTTCGAGGAGGTCGAGGACATCATCGACACCCTGGATGACGACACCGATCTGAAGCTGCCGTTCGGAGACGAAGAAGAGACAAGCTGATGGCTGCCAGGACAACCATCAGTCTGAAGCCAAGCCTTTTGGAAGGCATGAAGCTTATCAAGCTCCATGCCGGCCAGATGCGCGTGTCGCGTTCGAAAAAGCGCTTCAAAGTGGTCGTCGCCGGCCGCCGTTGGGGTAAGACGCACTTTTCAGCGACTAACCTTATGAAGCAAGCGCTTCTGAAGCAGAAGGCTCTTATCTGGTATATCGCGCCGACCTACGGAATGGCGAAGGATATCATGTGGGACACGCTGATCGACATCATCCCTGATGCTCTGATCGCGAAGAAGAACGAAACGAAGCTCTCGATCCGGTTCGTCAACGGCTCGCAAATCCAGCTTAAAGGCGCCGATAAGCCTGACACGTTGCGCGGCCGCGGCGTCGACTACGTCGTGCTCGACGAATACCAAGACTTCAAGGCCGGCACCTGGGAAGAGGTCATCTTCCCGACGCTTACCGATCGCCGCGGCCAGGCGCTCATCATCGGTACGCCAAAAGCCTACAACCACCTGTACGAGGTCTTCCGCCGTGGCCAGGATATCAACGAGCAAGATTGGGACTCATGGCAGTTTCCGACGGCCTCCTCCCCTTTCATTCCGCGCAAGGAGATCGAGACTGCACGCCGAAACCTCGACCCGCGCACGTTTCGCCAGGAATACGAGGCGAGCTTCGAGACGATGTCCGGCCGGGTGTATTACGCCTTCGACCGCAACATCCACGTCGGCAAGTTCGAGCTGGACGACAACAAGCCGCTTCTCATCGGCCAGGACTTCAACGTCGATCCGATGTGCTCTGCCGTCATGCAGTGGCACGACGACAAGGACGAGTTGTGGATCGTGGACGAGATCTTCATGCCGAGTTCCAGCACGGTCGAAGTGGCCGACGAGATGGAACGCCGGTACTGGCGTCACTTCAAGTCCAAGAAGATTGGCATCTATCCTGACCCTGCCGGCGGCGCTCGCTCGTCGTCACGCGGGGAGTCGGACTTGATGATCTTCCGGGACAAGGGGATCCGGCACATCTACTACCGCTCGAAGCACCCTCCGGTGGCCGACCGTATCAACTCCGTGAACTCGATGCTCATGTCGGCGTCCGGCAAGGTCCGCCTCCGTGTTAACGCCAAGTGCAAGAACGTGATCGATAGTCTCGAACAGACCATCTACATCGCCGGCACTCGCGAAGTGAACAAGAAGCTCGGCAAGGAACACATGGCTGACGCTGTGGGTTACCCGGTCGAGTACCTCTTCCCTGTTAACCGCCTGCTTATCACAGGCACAAACCGCTAGGTTGTATATCAGTCACAAGTGACTTACAATATAGGCTGGCCAGGAAATCCTCATGACGTTGGAAATCTTCAAAGCGGCGCTCACAGCGCTGACCTCGGATGAGCTTAAGGCGTTCCTTGAACGTCGCCACCCGACCTATGCCGACAAGCTGGAGCACTGGAACTTCCTCGAAGCCACCTACGAAGGCGGCCGCGAATGGTTCAACGACAACATCTTCCGGTACGTCAAAGAAGGCGACGAAGAGTTCGATCACCGCGTGGCGCGAGCCTACCGGTTCAACCACACGCGCGAGATCGTGGACCTCGTCAACAAGTACATCTTTAAGGCACAGATCAACCGCCGCGAAGCCGACGCGCCGCTTGAAATCCGTGAGTTCTGGAAGGCTTCGACGCTTCGGCGCCAGGAGATCACCGAGTTCATGAAGATGATCTCAAGCCGATCTTCGATCTACGGTCGCGTCTGGGGTGTCGTTGACTCGACCAAGGATTACAACGGCGGCACAGCGCTGGAAGACAAGCTGTCGGACTCCAGGGTGTATTGCTACATCGTGCGGCCGCAGGACTTCCTCGACGCCTCGTTCACCAAGGACGGTGAGCTGAACTGGTGCCTGATCCGGGAAAGCAAGCGCGACGACGACGATTTCTGGTCTTCGGGAACATCGTCTGTCCGGTATCGCCTGTGGACCAAGAACTATTGGGCGCTCTTCAAAGAGTTCAAGCGCGCTGACGGCAGCAAGGCTTACGAGTATTCTGACGCCGGCGAGCACGGTCTCGACGTTGTCCCGGTCTTCCCGGTCAACCATGTCACCGACGAAGAACTCTACACCGGCCAGGCTCTGATCGACGACACGGCCTACCTCGACCGCGCCGTCGCGAACTACCTGTCGAACCTCGACGCCATCATCCAAGACCAGACGTTCTCGCAGCTGGTGATCCCGGCGCAGGCGATGATGCCAGGTGAAGACGGCCACGAGAAGCTGCTGGAGATGGGCACCAAGCGCATCTTCACATACGACGGCCAGGCCAACATCCCGCCTTCGTTCATCTCGCCGGATGCCAAGCAGACCGAGATCATCCTCAAGGTGATCCAGCGCATCATCGGCGAGATCTACCACTCGACCGGTATGGCCGGCGAGCGGACCAAACAAGATAACGCTGCCGGTATCGACAACTCGTCGGGCGTGGCTAAAGCCTACGACTTCGAGCGTATGAACGCGATGCTCGCCTCGAAAGCGAACGCGCTCCAACAGGCTGAGAACCGCCTGATGGACATCGTCATGCGCTACCACACGAAGACGCTCCCTACCCCGGAACGTCCGCTGGTGGAGTATCCCAAGAACTTCGATGTGCGCTCGCTCTACGACGAGTTCGAGATCGCACAGAACCTGGCTCTCGTGAACGCGCCGAAGATGGTGCGCCGCGAGCAGATGAAAGTAACTGCGGCGAAAATGTTCCCGGTGATCGGGGACGCAGAACTCGAAAAGATGCTCGTCGAAATCGACAAAGAGTGGCTGGAACAACCGGACCTTGGTCCGGCCGGCGCCTCAAATATTCCCCCGAGTCGAGTACCCAACCCTGTCGAAGAGAACCGACAGGGTCAGGTCACTGACGATTAGGGTCAACCCCGACACAGAGAGACTTGTGTCTAACAAACGCCGAGAGACTGGCAAAGGACTAACATGACCGACGAAGAAAAAGCAGCGGCTGCTGAAGCCGCCGACAAGGCTGCCAAGGAAGCGCGTGATGCCGAACAGGCTGAAGCCGCTCGCCAGGCCGCTGAAGAAGCAGCAAAGGCCGCAGGTAGCGGCTCCGAAGACCTCGCCGAAAAGCTGAAGAAGGCTGAAGACGAGAAGGCCAAGCTCCTCAAAGAGGTGATGGCCAACAAGGAGCGTGCCAAAACGGCCGAAGAACGCGCGAAGGCTTACGAGGGTATCGACCCTGAAGCCGCTCGCAAAGCTCTGGCTGCTCAAAAGGAAGCTGAGACGAAAGCTCTGGAAGACAAAGGCGAATACAAGCGGATTATCGAGCAGATGAATGCCGAGACCGCGAAAACGCTGGCGGACAAGGACAAGCTCGTCTCCGACAAAGACGCTGAGATCGCCACTCTGAAAGAGACGATCAACAAGCTCTCGATCGGCAACAGCTTCGGCTCTTCGAAGTTCATCGCGGACGAACTTGTGCTGACCCCATCGAAAGCGGAGGTGCTCTACGGCGCACACTTCGAAGTCGAGGACGGCAAAGTGATCGCCTACGATAAACCCCGTGGTCAGAAAGATCGCACTCCCCTCGTGGATGGCAAAGGTGCAACGCTCGGGTTCGACCAGGCGATCAAGAAGATCGTCAGTGCCGATCCTGATTTCGAACGCATCAAGCGCTCGTCCATGAAAGCAGGTGCGGGTTCGGAAACAGACGGCAAGTCGAAGAACGAAGACGGTGGTAAAGCTGGATTGTCCGGCCTCTCACGCATTCGGGCATCGCTCGCCGATAAGAAGTGACAATTATTGACACTATTTGTTTGTCACTGTTGACTGATTACAGGCAGTGCCATACAATGATTATCACTCATCACTGACTGATGGCGCAAATTCACAGGAGACTTCTCAATGGCGCTTCTCAAGGCCGAAGCTGAAAAGCTTTCGACTATTTCGCTGGAGCGTGGCGTTGTCGAAGAAATCATCGACCGCGACGCAACCTTCGCACTCCTTCCGTTCATGGGTGTGAACGGCAAGGCATACGTCTACAACCGTGAGAACACTCTCGGTGGCGTGGCCTTCCTTGACCCGAACGATACGATCTCCGAGTCGGCCTCGACCTTCACGGAAGTCACGACCAACCTGCGTATCCTGGCAGGCGACGTGGATATCGACAAGTTCCTTCGTGACACGATGAATAACACGAACGACCAAGTCGCCGTCCAGCTCGCAGGCAAGGCGAAGCAGATGCGTCGCTCTTTCCAGCAGGCTTTTGCAACCGGCGACTCCGCTGTCAACGCAAAGTCGTTTGACGGTATCACCAAGCTGACTCCGGCCGGCCAGACCATCACAGCAGGCACCAACGGTGCAGCTTTGACGCTCGCGATGCTCGACGAACTGCGTGACAAGGTTCCGAACGGTCCTGACGCATACGTGATGCGTCCTGGCACGCTCCGCGCCTGGAAAGCTCTCGTCCGCGCTTCGGGCGGCACGACCCCGGTCCACCAGACGCTGTCGAACTTCGTCGGCGCTG